CCTGTTCTTCTCAAGCGAATCTAACTTTTTCATTTCCATCTCGGCTGCGAGTTTAATTGCGTTCAGCCTTACTTTTGGGTTGTTTCGGAAAGCTGCATCATTCGCAATCGCCCAGGCTTCGGCCCGCTACTCATCCAATGAATCCAGAGAGCTTGAGAGGATATCATTTACCTCTAAACGCTCAATCTGTCTGCGTTTACGATCTTTGAACGCATTCCACAGCTTACGACAAGCCTGAACGGAGATGTTCAGCTCTTTCGCAATATCAACCATTTTTTTGCCTTGGAGGTCGAACCGCACAAACTCTTTGTCAAGTTCTTTGATAGCCTCGTAATCACCATGAACAAGTGCGGTCTGCAATAATGCCTCGCCTTTGGACAGTTCTCCGCCCCCATTGTTGCCAATCGTTGGGAAGCTCGTTTCAAGGTCATCCCGCAAATTGTAGGGGTCGCACTCCGGCTCATAATCGGATAAGTGTCGCGCAGCTTCGATAGCGTGAGGACGAGGTGGATCTGGAATCTCGGACATGAAATGACTCAATTATTATATCTATACATTATATACCCAATTTTGTCAAGACAAGAAAAAACCGCCCCTTGGAGAGAGCGGTTTTAAAAAATCGAAGATTGAGTCTATTATACCATTTCGGCCTCGGCCTCACTGTTTTCGTTCAAGAATTTGGCCTCATTTTTCTGGATGGTAAGAGTAACCTCACCGTCCTCATAACGAGGAGCCAGAATCTCGCCTGTCTTACGATTGACTAAAATAGCCTCGTATTCAGGGAAGATGGCTTCTGCATAGTCGATAACAGTATAAGGAGTGTGCACGACACCGTTGTCAGGGTTCAGCATGTACTCTTTAACGAGAAGGTCAACCACTTTGGAGCGATCATCCGTCTTCAAGCCTGGATTCTTCTTGGCTAAAGCAGCGGCCACAGCCTCAAAGTTCTCCAGCTCATCGCTTTTGAAGTGCACCTGGAGTGTGGTCGGCTTGCTGGTATCATGCTCTTCATCGACAAAGGCTTCAACTGAGAGAGTGCTTTTGGTTTTAATAGCCTCAAAGAGTTCTTCTTCCGTCTTGCCTGTAACTCCTGGGTTTTCTTCCCTTTCTCTCAAGACTTTCTTGATGATTCGATTCAGGCCCAGGTAGGTATGTGTTTTTGCAGCTTCTACCCATTCGCGAGCAGTCTCTTTACAGGCGACATGCGTAATCATATTCGCCGCATGCCAGCCGATTTCAACCACATCATCCTCTGTTAAACCCCAATTGGTGAAGAACATGTAGGCTCTCATGTAGTACCAAGCACGTCTGCGCTTCATTTTCGGGAAATAACCTGAATCAATGAAGTCACCGAAGGACTTGAAGTATTCTCCGTTGACATCTTTATAGCGTGTCCAGATGTTATTGGTGCTGATATAGCCAAACAATCCGCCTAATCGAAAGTACCCACGCTCGACTTCACGCAAGAGATCGACAGCCAATTGCACAACATCTTGGTTTGGAGACTCGTCGAATTTTTGTTTGATGTAATCGCTTGCAATCCACTCATAGCGTTCATCTTTGACATTCTTACGTGGCTTACCCTTAATGTCAACGACACCCGTTAAGATCTCAAGATGCCAATTTGTGTCCTGTTCAGATATTGGGCCATCATAACGACCATCGCCCAGCGTAGCGAGAGGCTTAAAGACAGCATCAAGGTCTGTTGTCAGGGCTTTGTCCTTTTCCAAGGCCGCTTTCATCGTGAGTTTACTGGTTCGGCTTGTCTTTTCCTCCGCTAACTCAGCAATTTGAGAGATAGGAACAACATCGAAACGCTTGGCTCTATTCTGGATCTCAACCAGCTCTTCGCCGTTCTCACCTGTAATAAAACGATCAATACTTACTTGAGTATTTGCTGTTAAATTGCATCCCTTCGGCTTCTTACCTGTCTCAGGATCAAGCGGATACCCCGTAAACAGCACAACATCACCCACTTCAAAAGTAGAAGAACTCATCTATAAAATCTCCGATATATTTTTGTTACCGTGCCAATGAATTATTTCGATAATATAGGCACATAAAAAAACTGTCAACACCCAAAGTGCAAATTTGTGCACTTTGCTTTTAGAAAGTCTGTATCTTTTTAGTCAATTTTCTATGGTCACGACTACCTTCTTGCTTTTCATGCCAGAGAAAATCTGCAAGGCAAGCTAAGGCAAAAGCGTCTACCTGATTGTCATCGGGGAATTTCTTGCCATAATCGCGCTCAATCGCTTCTGCCATTTGAGCTTTATCAGCAAACCCGTGCCCTGTTGTGAACTTTTTTAAAGTTGTCGGTGGGACTTCGTATATCACATCAAAATCAAAACGCATGATGAGAGTCATCTTAATCATGCCAATTAATTCAGCCAAGTCGCAGATACGGCCTTTGGCATTCATGGCAAAGTGCTCAATCACAAGCACTAAATTCGTGTTACCTAGATCGACTGCACTGAGATGGTTCACAACAGTAGCGAGGATCATCTCTACGATCTTGCGGTGACGGGTGCCTCTTTTTGGATCTCCAGGCTTCTTTTTCTGAGGAAACCCATAAGTGATATTGCCAACTGGCTTTCCGTTTTCCACTTTGTGTAATGACATCGCAGGGAAAGCAATCGAAGAGTCGATGCCGATTATAAATGTGTTCTTTTTATCTGCCACTAAAACACTCCGCCACTACGGGGCAATCCTTCGCCATAGCACAATCTGTCGAAAAGCACTTAGTACGCTCTGGGAGATTAATTGTGTCTTTGACGTGCCTGATTTCCATTACCACTTGATTGAAATCCTGGACGATCCTAGGATTCATGTCTTTGACTTTAATTATAAACTCTTCCAGCACTGAACCTGAGAATTTAAAGCCTTTTGAAGCGTATAAAATTCGGAAGCTATCCGTTTTGACCTTGAATCCAAGCTTCTCGAACTTCTCTCTGTTCTTCTCAAGCAGCCGAACATAGCCGTAACCCTGCTTGATGTAGTCTTCTGACGGCTCTTTTAGGATTTTAAAGCCATCTGCACTAATGGATTTTAACTCAATGACCTCAAGCTCATTGGCCTCGTTCAGTAGAAGCAAGTCAGGATGCGCAGCAATGATATCGTCCCAAAGAAGCGTGGCTTCGCCGTGCTCTGTCGTGATATTTGTTTTACAGACATTGCAAAGCACATGGTAGTGGTCGATTCCTAGACCTTCCATGCGAAGAGCACCACAGACGCAGCTCCAATCGGCGTAAACGTTCTCTGTGCCGTAAGCAGTAATCAGCGTATCCCGAATAATCTTCTCAGCAGCCCTTCCATATCCCCACATAAGCTTCTGAGCCACGCTAGGGCGTGTGTAGAATTTCCGGCCAGAATTCACCATCAAGTAGTGCTGACGATCACAGAACTTCGTGGCCTTGGAAAGGTGGACAGGCATAATGCCAGCACGAACTTGCTGTAAGTCCAGACGAGTGACAGCCTCAATGGCAGCGGATAAGCTATCGTATTTAGGGTAGTCGCGCTTGATTTCAGGGCGATCCAGGGATTGATAAATACTATCGAAAAAACTCATGACTCACCAACATCTCAAGTACGTCTAATGGGATAACTGCCAGCTTGTTTAGGACTCGCCCTGTCGGCCCCAGGAATTCGATTTGCAGAGCTGGAATCTCATCATTAGCAAGTCCAGCCTGTTCAATCTTTTCAGCCATTTCTCGTGTGATAGAGAAGGATTTCTTTTCGGTGCATTTGTGCTCCAGGCGTAGGATTCCTCTGACTCGAACATCCCCTTTGATGCCCTTGTTGCCCGAACCTGTGGTCAAATATCCGCCGAACTTCTTGGCTGCTTCCTTCTCTAACTCTGGAGAACGTTGCTGTGCGATGTATTTACGCATTATGGAAGCTCCAATCCTTTTGGGTGATACATTCCACACAGGAAGCCATCCTGTGGCAATGCAGTAAGCCCGTTGTTCTCCCGATTAGTTCCAATGATCCTGGCCTTCAGAAGGTTGTACTGATCTGGGTTCTCGTACATGAAGTCCTCAATGGAATCCAGAGTCTTGAACTTGTCCTTGATGCCGAAGACGAGATAGCCTCCAGGGCCACTGCCTGTGATCACGTTGTGCTTCCTGCCGTAATTGATGGCAGTACGGAAGTCAGTCACAGTCCCAGGTTGAATCTTTTCTCCTGGCATTACTTGCATCGTCCACTTGCCATCCAGGATAGACATCGGGCCTTTGTATTTCTTAACGATGAAAGAGTGCTCCGTATGGTGAATCGCCTTATCTTCATCATCGTCTTTGGCCGAGATTCTTTTCACATTCCCGAACTCGACACGAGTGAAGAACGCAAAGCCTTGCTGCTCGCCTCCTGGAAGAGTACGCGGATCGGTGTTCGGAAGAGCCTTTGGATTAATGCGCCATTGGTTGATGCAAATAGCCGTCAATGTGTCGGCAGGATCTTCTTGCATACGTGAGAAAGAGGTAAGAAGGATCTCGTTGAGAGTCTTTCCAACCATCTTGGCCCTAAGTCCCCATGTCTGCTCCCCGAACTTCTTCTCATATTCCTCTTGTGGAATGATCTGAGCCAGAGAATCGACGACGACCATTTTGCAATCGCGCTCACGGATGACTTCTTTCATCACATTGAGGCCTGTCTCGGCGATGGTTGGTTGCACTACAGCCAATCTGTCGAGATCAACGCCGTGTTGTGCCGCCCAATTCGCATCATAAGTGCCTTCAAAATCAACAAGAAGAATTCCTGAGTCTGGATACTTTTTCTGCATGGCTCCAATTGCGCGTAAGGAGATCGTGCTCTTGCCGGATGACGGGTATCCGATAAGCGCATTGCAATATCCTTCTGCAAAGCCGCCATTGTAAGCGTAGTCCAGCGCGAAGATGCCTGTGTCTAGTGTTCTTGTCCAAGGTTTTTCATTGCCTCTTGTGACCACTGGTACACCCGCCTTAGAATTTATCTTGCTGATTTTGTCGAACATTCCCATTGGCTATTGCCCTTGTGCGTATCCTGCTACCATGTTTTTGATGCGTTCTGGCACCCATACAGCGCAGTATTGGTAAGCCTTTTCGACACCTTCTGGCGTTGCTGGGCAAGGCATCTCAATAGATACATCCACCCGCAGGGATTCGTAATTCCCCATGTTTTTGGTTAAGCCGCCGCTGACGCGAACTCTGGTCACATTGCCTTCAAGATCTTTGATCTTTACAGGGAAGCTATTTTCGTTTGTTATGCTGTCTACCACTTGTCCACCACTTACTTTCTCAATTACCTCTGAAGCCTGTCCATACAGTTGGTTCGCCACTTTTTGCTCTCCGTTTTATTTCATCTCTCACTTCTTCCAACTCATCCCAAAGATGACAATACTCAGGTGATGTTTTGCTAAAATGACGGGAATATTTGTTGTGTTCTGCGTACCATTTGGTGATTACCAGAACCTCTTCGTACAGATAGACTCGTCTCCACCTGAACCCTGGCTCCTTCATTCGCCCGATCTTGAAAGGGAGATAGCCGTTGAATATGGCTATGGGGCCGTGGAATCGTCGCTCCCAATCAAAGGGGATTTCTCCTCCTCTGGAGAGCATTTTGCCAAGCGCTTTGAGCGAATAGACGATAGATTTGAAACGAAGCTCATTACTAGCGCATTCCGTAAGGAACCCTTTTTGATAGATTTCAACGGGATCGTGGATGACTTGGCACGTATTGATACGGTATCCATAGTGCTTTCTCTTTGCCTGATTGTTGCCTTTACGGAGCTTCCGATAGCCGTCTCCATCTCGGATGAGCATATCGAGTTCGTCTCGATTAAATCCCTCCGTCATGGCGCACCAGCTCGACTGTTCTATCTGCCTTGTATTCCAGGATTCTCTTTTCGCAATAGCCTGAAAGCGTCTCGTCGTCTAAGTCGTTGAGTGTGTACCAAAGAGACAAATTCTTGTTCTCGTAAGGTCTGCGAACACGCCCGATGAGCTGTTTTGCCTTCTTTTGAGGAGTTGCGTCACATCCAGTATCAAAGCGGTTGTAACTTAGGCCTTCTCGCATCTGCCCATAGACTGTGAGCATGACTTGGCAATTGTCTTTGACGTAATCGTGATATTCTTTTTCTTTGAGCTTGGTTCTCATTCCACAAGCTTCTTGCATATCCGCAGAGCCGTTGTAGACCAGTCCCGCTTTTTCTGGAGGAAGCCCGAACTCGACGGCCAGTCTGAACAATTCTCGTAGATGCTTCTTGTATTCCGAGAAGATCATCACCGTGCGGCCAGCGGCCACTAATTTACAGATAAGCTTTGCGATCTTGCAATTTCTTGTCCAGTCCTTGCTCACGCATAAGATCTTTCCCTCGCGGTTTTCTCCCCAATTCGGGCCATTCATTCGGCGATAGGGGAGGACGTGAACCTTAATGGGTAAGGCTTCTGCTTCTGCCACGACATCCCCTGTGCCAAAGTGAAGTTTATAGATCTCGTCCTTGCCATCGTCTCTATCGAGAGTCGCAGTCATAGCTAAGTTATATCGAGCGTTGACTGCTCCTAAACACTTGCTAAATTCATCTGCGCCTAGGTTATGCACCTCATCGAAGATCATCATTCCGATTTCATCTTTGAGTTGGGCATTATATTTGCCTCGGAAGAGAGTCTGCACCATTCCGACGAGTATTTGCTTATCTGTCTCGCACTTCGCACCCTGTACAATTCCGATTTCGGAGCGGTCGATGCCTGTTAAGGCCTGAATCTCCTCAATCCATTGGTTCTTCAGTTTCTCTGATTTCACTAGGATTAGAGGCTTTTGGCCTAACGTTCCAGCTACATGAAGAGCGATAGCTGTTTTTCCAACGCCAGTATCAGCTACGAAAAGGGAATTGTAATGGGTGATTAATTCCTGATAGACTTGCTTAACCAGGAATGGTTGATCCTTGTGTGCACGAGCATGTTTTACATCAGGTAAGCGTGGTGGATTAAATGTTGGGACATAAGCCGAGAAGTCATCTACACGATTGATCCAAAGGTCGCCATAAAGCTCCCTGAGCTTATCTACCGCATATCGTTTGGGTAAGCCAATAAAACCATCAAAGCTAATATCGTCATAAACCTTGATTGGATCAGGTTTTTCCTTGCCCTTGAATTGGACAGGACGGACGGTTAATTGCTCCTTGATGGCTGCAAGGTTATTAAACTTTGTTACAGGGTAATATACCCAGCCCAAAACAAAAGGCTTCATCCACACTCACTCTTGGTATAAAATAGGACGGGGGAAGTACGTCTACGCTTGCGCGGCTTCCCCCACGAACTATTTACTCGAAATCTACCAGATCGCTCTCTGTATCAAAGGTTGGGAGATCACTTTCAATGATTGAATCCCAATTTTGATTAGTCTGAGGAGCTGGGGAAGCAGACGCAGCACCACACATGCGACGAACTTCCTCGGTAGTTTTGACGACAAACTCATCTTCATACTTGATGGCCTGGATACGACCATTAGCAGGAACTACAACCACGCCAGCCTGATTTTTAATTTCAGCATGTCCGTATTGTGTGTTGAGTTGATCTTCTGTCAAAAAGCCATAATCACCACTGTCGAGTTCTTCAGGAGAACCGATTGCGGCAGATTTATCATCTGATCCACGTACCATTTGAAGGTGCAAACCGCGAAGCTTGCCACCATTCTTGTCCTGGCGCTTTTTGAGCTTACGAAGAATGTCGTCTTTTTGCGCTGCCTTGATAGGTAAAAGTTTCCGTGTGTGCGGATATACTTTCCCTTCTGCATTAGTGTATGGGCGCAAATCCAAAACACTAAGATAAAGAACGAACTTTGCGGGAGATTTCTTGCCATTCACCAACGGCTGCTCTTCCATCGGATCGATCATACCCTTGCTCTTAGGTGAGACAAAGGTCGTACTTCCGATATGTGGCCGACTTGCGTCTGGGCCTGGGATTGTTTGTTCCCATAAACCGAAAGCATGATCCAGGTTTTCATCCAAGATAATGATTTCTGCCGACTCGTTTGGCTTCAACCGAAAATTATGTGTTTTCCGTTGACTGCGCTGTTTAGCGGCTTCAATACTTCTCGCTGCTTCGTCAATTGCTGCGTTACCACGCAGACCCCAAGATCCACTCATGTACTACTCTTTTCCACTCTTAAACTACTACTTAAACCACTCGTTTTTTAACTTTTATTTTCCACTTGTTATTACATAATTATACGTCATATCGAGCATAAAATCAAGGTCTGCGCGAGTCAATTCGTCAGGATCTGTCTTCCCTTTGGGGTATGCTGGGATGCAAACAGGCACCTTACCATAGAGATGATGAACTGCTCCTTCACTTACACGTAAACCGTCTTTCTCAATTCCAAATATCCCAGCTCGGCCAGCCTCGTCATTATCAAACAGAAGGTAGACGGCATTGCCTGTGCTTGCTAGAGTGTTAATCTTAGGAGGAGTAAGATATGAACCCAGAACAGCCACTAAGTTTAGCGATGCTTCTATTCCGAGTTCCACCATTCTTGCGAGCGCGAATAGGCCTTCGACCACTAACGTGGGTTTACCGTTATCCAAGTTTTGCTCATTCAGCAGGAAAAACCGTTTCTGTAGTCCTGCGTAATCCTTCACTTTCGGATACTTCCCCGTCTCCGCATGTACCGTGACCCAATCTGCTCTGATTGTTCGCCCTGTGTATCCATAAAGTTTCCCATCCCTGCCGCGAACTGGAAAAATAATACGCTCCTCAACAGCATCATAGCGTATGTCAAGCTTAGAAACAGTCCCAGAGCTAATACCACGACCGTCGAGATAAGCACACGCAGAAGGGTGATCGTATACGTCCTCGAACATATTCTCATAAATGGCCTCGTTGATTGGTTCTGGCTTCTCTGTCATTTCGTTGATATAAATTGGAGGCATGTAGGGTAGTTCGTCAATGGCTTTTTCTTCGAGAGCTTTCATTGCCTCGATGCTGGGGATATCTCCTTGGCCTGTCAACACGAGAGCGAGTTTGTGCTTTAACGCAAAAAGCCGACCGCGCATTTTGCACGACCAGCATTGATAATAGCTGTAGCCATTGTCCACGATGCGAATACTGAGCGAAGGGTTGTGGTCTGTGCCGTTGCGATGAGTGAATGGTGCAAACGGGCAAGTATGTGCCATGAACTGTTTGTCGATACGAACCGAGCCAGGATCGAAAATCCCGATTTCTTTCAGCAATTTAACGATTCCGGCCTGATTCATATCTCGATCCTAAAGTGCATACGTGTGCACTTGCGTATTAACGAAAACGACGAAACTTAGAACGCTTGCCTGTAACGCTTCTGCGCTCTGCTCGTTCGCGACGTAGGCGTGTGATGGCGTTTCCGCGCTTACGTGGAACCCATAACGAGGTAGTGCTTGGGTTTGTCAGGTAAGCTTCACGACGATCATCATCTGGATAATTGTCGTAAATAGGAATTGGTTTGCGTCTGCGAGGAACACCGAAAGTTCTAATGCGAGAATGTGTATTCGGCACGGAGATTCTGGAGCGACGATAGTGACGATGATTGTCACAAGCACTCAAGGCCATAACCGACAAAAGCAGCAAAGGAAGAATATGTTTTAATCTCATCTGTACTCTCTTTTTTGTATAGAAAAAGGACGACCGCGAAGTTGTCACAGCCGCCCTTAATCTTGCTTTTTTAGGTGTATCTAATTAAGCGTCAGCAGCTTGGGAGCCGTCTGTAGGCTGTGATCCATCAGCAGGAGGTGCAGGTTGATCGCCTGTTGAACCTGAGTCAGAGGATGAGCCTGAGTCGCTTGTGGAACCAGCATCACCAGCAGGGGCTGTTGAGCCATCCGCAGGAGGTGTTGAATCTGAGGAACCTGTTGAACCTGAGTCAGCTGGAGGTGTGCTACCGTCGCCACCAGGGGCTGTTGGAACTGGCTCTGTGGGCGCTGGTGTGCCACTTGTATCAGCAAGAGCTTGTAAGTGAGCTTGAAGGTTTGCACCATCAGAGTTCACGGAAGCTGCGGCTGCTGTCAATTGATCGATAGCTGCTTGTACGTCAGCATCATCATTGCCAGCAAGTTTTGCTACAAGAGCTTCAACCTTTGTGAAGTACTCGCCTAAAGATGTGTGTAAAGCGCTTTGGCCTTGAGCCACATTGCTTACAGCTGTTAAAAGTTGTGCGGATAATTCGCTCATTTGTACTCTCCATTCCCTTTGTATTTTCATATACGCATTAGCGTGTCTAATAAACTCTTCGGCATCCTTGATAAACTTCAAGTGAGCCGTAATAAAGTCGTTTATTCTATTATACAGTGTTTTACCTAAAACCAGAAACATAATTTTGCCCTCAACCGACACGCCCTAAAAAAGGAGAAAGCGAGAATCGAACTCGCGACCCTTACGGGTAGCCGCTTTCAAGGCGGTGTCCTCGTCCATGCCGGACTTTCTCCGAAAAGTCTAAAGGGGAGTGTGGGACTCGAACCCGACATTGGGTGCTTGAAAAGCACCTGTCCTGACCTTTAGACGAACTCCCCTAGAAAACCCGCCGAGGATAGGTATTCCACCTACATCTTCAGTCCCAATGACTGACGCTCTGTTTATTAAGCTACCTCGGCGATAATAGGGTGTAGAGCGGAGACTAGAAGGATTCTTCAATACCTTCACCCCAGGCAGCACATTGATTTTTTAACATCATTGGCCCAAGGACATTCCAGGTGCGGCTTAGCTTGGATGCGCACTTAACTCTTACTCTACCATCACTGGAAGTAAAAGCCTCAACCACAAGGCAGGAACTCGGCTTCATTCGTAAACCACATGCCATAGTCTACTTTTATTCACCGTATAGCCATCATCAGATTTGGGATGCCTCCCGCCTACTGATTTCCGCGTCTACATAATAATATTAAAGCAATTGCGATAAGCTGTCAACTTAATCGTGATCGTACTCATTGACATCTACACGACCATCGCGGTATACGGTGATCTGTACGCCGTCATCGAAGACGTACTGCATGATGTCTTCGTTATCATTCAGGATAGAGCTGATATGCTTCATTTGGGCTTGTTCTTCCTCTGTCGGAAGGTTGAAAGCTCCAGGACTCTTGTCGCCGTAATAGCTGAATGACCACTTATCGCTGAACTGAAGGGTGATATCGCCCTCTTCATCTTCGTCTTCATCCTCAGCGTGATCCCATTCTGGGCCACCCTCTTTTTGAAGTCCTGAAACAGCAAACAATGGATCATGAACGCTAAATTCGCATGGCTCACCATCATTGAAGTGCGGTGTGTATTGAACCCAACGGAAGGCCTTAAGGCGCGGGAATGATTCAAAGATAGATTTGAACTCTTCTTTGATTGCAATCTCACCCTCTTCGCGGATCTTTTTGTTGAATTCAGACCGCATTGAATTAATTTCTGCTAATCCCATTTTCCCATTCTCCTTAATCGACATAAGTCGTTCTGTTAGTCCCACTGAAGGCCTCACTTAGTGTCATTGTTCTTTTTTTCTTACGCTCTCTTGCCATCCAAGGCTCTAAAGTCATGCACTGTAGATATTTAGTCAGAGGAGGGATGTCGCCCATATCCTCGATGATATGCATCTCCGCTATGTCCCTTGGTGAGTACTCTTTGCCATCCGAATTGATGCGAGTAACACCAAACACTCGTTCGACTAGATAGCAGCCAAAGGAATTGTGAAGGATAGCGCGATGCCGCATATCTGCATGATGAGCTTTAGTCTGGTCAATAAAATCATGGATATCCTGGTAGTCCTCACGCTTGCCGCCGAACTTTTTGACAGAGCTATTGCCGTGAAGGTGCGGTTTCATTGGCATCCTGCTCCATGTATTTTTTACAATCCCTCACTCCGGCCAGATTATGATCTCTAATATTGTCTCTAAGGACGCGAGAGTTAGCCGAGCCGCTGTACGCATAGCGGCCACCAAAGTAGATCCCATGTTCACCTGTCGTCGTGTTCATCAGAACCGTTGTGTAAGAGGACGTGAATGCTTGGCCGTAGACACCCCCTGCATGACAGAATCCACCGCCTGTGTTCGGCCAGGATTGAGGAAACATAGCCACGAGTTCACATTCGTGCTGTCCAGAAATAGACCTGAAGTGTGCTAAGGCGTTTTGAAGGTCTTCTACAGGGCAATGTAAATACATGACTATACCTCGATAATGTCGTAAGGTGCTCCGCAGCCAGTGGACATTGATCCAGCCGCTTGAAGAGCGATTTTTAACCTAGCTTTCGGATCACCTGAAGACGTGAAAAGAGAGCCGTATGCGTAATCTCTGCCGCAACCATCCGCAAAATAATGGGCATATTCCATGACTCCGAGATGACCATACATCGCAAAAATCTTTTTGGGCGTGCCAATTAAAAACGTTGTGCTTAAATCAGGCAAACTATCCGCTTCGGCATTGCCGTGATGGAAATTGTCTTTTACCCATTTATAGAATTCCATTGCGAAGAGAGTTACGCTGTTTCGATCTGTAAATTGATAATCTTTAAACTGCTCTTGAACAGCGGCGTATTCCAGAATGGATTTATATGCTCCAATACCTGTGATGCCAATTATTGCATTGCCAAGCTTTGTGAGCTTCCCATGCTCATTTGTAGCGTGATAGTAGGAAGTCCACTGCCTATCAGCGCCAATATACACATGGCCGTCTTGTCTTAATGCAGCAATGATTGTCATTCTTTTCCCGTAACCAAAGTCATATCTGCAAAATGGATGATGCTGTAAGCCTTGACTCGCAAGGTTTCTAAATCAGTTACAAAAACCATATCGACCTTGGGTAAGGTGCCAGCATTTTGGTGCTTCTCTCCAACGGTATTCCAGGCATGACCCGCGTCGAGAGCATCACACTCTTCTATGATGTCACCGATCTGAACTCTATACGGTTTCACACTTAACCTCAGCTTTCGCTTTAGGCCAGAACAATGAAATATAATTTACGGTTTTAATGTGAGTTGCCTTGAAGGATTCATCAAGCTCGAAAACATGGAAATAGCTTCCTCGCTCTTCGGTGAAGTATTCCCGATGCTTTTCATAGAAGTCCCTAAGCGCTGAAGTCCAGTCTATGTCTGACTCAATCTGATCAACGAGTCCTGCATAATAAATTTGATAAAGTTTCATACTTCCCTCAAAAATAATGTGGTGCTAAGAGTTGGGGTCGAACCAACGGCCTCTCGATTATCGGTCGAGCGCTCTTTCCACTGAGCTACCCTAGCGTCACACTATTACCCTCACCACTCAATTTAATATTACACTATGTAACGAACAATGTAAACTACTTGACTTACCAGTCAAAAAGCAGTAAGAATTCCTCGTCATGATCAAGAGTTGGACACTCTCTAAGAACGTTATCAATAACGAGCTGATAGCCTTCTGCCGCTTCAAGCCAGAACTGCTTATCCTTTTTGTCCTTCGCTGCATCGGCTTCACAAGCTTTGATGCTTTCTCTTAGCTCATTCACGCTGGTTTTATCGTAACTGCCATTGCCGCAGGGATCAAAAGTCTCGAAGATCTTAGTGAAAACGCCTTCTGCCCAATAGATTGGGTCGAATGTTTTATACTCAATCACCTCGTGCGGCCTCCAGGCTGGAATCCAGAACAGTGATTTCCACATCCTCTGAATTGGTGAACTCTTCTCTTTCTTTCTTTGCTCTTTCCAATATCAATGGTCGGAGATCATCAAAAGACACGTCCTGGTGTAAGTCAGCGTTAATGCTGATTTCACCAAACATCTCAAATTCTGTTTTTATATTCTTAACGCTATAAGAATATCTTACCCAATCATGTTCTTCCACTACTCACCCTCTTGAACTGGCCTGTATTCCACGATACGAAAAGTCATATTGTCCCCGTTGCGCTCAGCCTGTGCCGCCCATCGTCTTTGCTGAACAGCCGCCATGCTTTTGGAATTATAATGCCGATTTTTGTAATTATACTCCGTGCCATCCGCGTATGTGGCAACTACAATCCAAAGTGAATTCGTCATACTTACCTCACTAAGTGGCGCAGCGACAGGGAATCGAACCCTGACCAAAAATTTTGGAGATTTCTATGCTACCACTACACCATCACTACGCGACTATTCGTCTTCTCGTTCTATTTGTTCCAGACGACGATCAATCCCCGCTCTTAACAATCTTAACTCGCCTGGAGTAAAAGCGCAAGGAGGCATTTCAACCCCCTCACGACTTTTGAAACTTAACCAAGTACCATTGAATTCTCCATGACTTCCAGGATCGAGACTCACTTTTCCGTAAGTGTTCGAGAAACTGAAAGACATGGTAACTTCCTTATGATAATTGTGAAATAGTTACTCTATCAGCATTGATCCATTTGTCAAAGGTCTTAAGGATTTTGCCGCTATGTAAAAGCTGTGCTTTCACGCTGGCAGGAGTGTCTTGATCTGCAACTGCGATTGCGATATCTGCTGTTTGATTTGAGTCTAGATCCGTTAAACGGTATGTATGAAGCGCCATGTGCCTCGTTCCCCTTATTTACCCACTAGCGACCTGAGTCGCCTAACCATTATAACCGATTTGCCAATTCAACGAGAAATTCGCCATGACAAGCTTGAGGATGACACCAGCATCCGAGCGTCTTCCCTTTCAGCTCTCCAACCGCCGCCATTAATTCTGGCTGTCTGACAAACCAAGCGCGATAAGCTTCAATGGCTTCCTCTCTGGAATCCCTTAGATACATGGCCCGACTATGGGGTACATGACTGAAAGGATTGCCCCATTTGGATGGACGGCCTATGTAAACATCGTAAGGCTCTTTCTTACAATGAACTACTCGTGGTAAATTATCTGACATAGAAAGGAATCCTCATGACTTTTGACAATATTAAAGAGATACCGCGCACTCAGTGGAAGACTTATCCTTCCAGCGAAAAGCGAAGACTCAACTGCTGGGCTGGAGATACATACATCGTACAGCTTTTCAAAGAACCGAAGAACAGATTTCGCATTCAGGTTGGACGACATGATGAAGATGATTGCGTAAGCTGGGATGACATCCAGGCCTGTAAGGCTGCTATTGGTTTTGGAGATGTCGATGCCCTTGAGGTTTACCCTCGCGACAAAGACGTTGTAAACCTGGGCAATTTTCGTCACCTTTGGATCTTAGATACACCGCTTGACTTCCCTTGGAGAGCTGATGGCAATATCGAACAATTTATGAAGCGTTACGTCAGCGACTATGCCGGTTGCGTAGGTTTGCCTCGTTAAGCTTCTACAACCCAATCTGGCATGTTCTGAAACAGATCTTCGCCAAAATGGTGAACACATGCTTCGCTATTGCAGATAACCCACCAGTCAGATAATTCGGCTGTTGGACGTTGCTCGTAAAAGCTCTGATTGCAGTTATACACACTGACAGGACTACCGCACTGAATACAGGTAAGATTCTGACAGCAATCCGTGTGCCTGTCTGGAATGTCTAAATATGCCATCAAACGGCCTTGTCCGGCATCATTGTGAAAGCGGCATCGACTTCCCTGTAATCGTCGTAAGCATCCTCATAAGAATCGAACATGGCTCTTGTCTCAAAAGTCGTTGTATTAAACACGCGCAAATCCCCGCCGCCGTTTCGCTTTAGAATACCGCCCCACATCCAGGGCCAGCGCAAAACGCCATCCAAATTCTTAAGCTCGTGAATAAATTCGTCTAATGTCAGCATTCCCTCGCTCCTGTTTTGTGGTGGAGAGTAAGGGACTCGAACCCTTAGCCTGTTGCTTGCAAAGCAACTGCTCTACCAATTGAGCTAACTCCCCTGGTCGGAATAGCAAGTCTCGAACTCGCGGCCTCTAGCTCCCAAATCCAGCGCTCTACCTACTGAGCTATATTCCGTGGCGGATAAGGTGGGAGTCGAACCCACAAGGGGTTTTCATACCCCCGATTGTTTAGCAAACAACTTCCTAACCAATTCGGATCTTATCCAAGGTGTGCACATTATATCATATTTGGAGCGAATGACGAGACTCGAACTCGCAATCTCTTGTGTGGCGCACAAGTGCTCTACCATTGAGCTACATTCGCATTACCCCCAACCAGGACTCGAACCTGGGACACGCGCCTTCGTAGGACGCTGCTCTAAATCCACTGAGCTACTGAGGGATGGCGCAACATGCGAGAATCGAACTCGCCCCTCTGCCGTGACAGGGCAGTGTTCTAAACCGATAAACTAATGTCGCAAATGGCTGAAGTGGTAGGACTCGAACCTACGATAGGGAGCTTAACAGGCTCCTGCCTTACCAGCTTGGCTACACTCCAAAGCAAAGTGCACTTATGTGCACTTTGGTTCTCTATTATAGCTTAATATTCGAGCTTAATTGAGTTTCCATCAGGTAAATCGAAGTGACGCTCAGCAGGGCCACCCGTTTTGTTTTGGATAATCTCATGCTTCTTGGTGATTCCTTCATCGACCAGCTCTAATTGCTGTTCATCAATGCTCCAGGTTTCAGTCATCTTTCCATCGACTGAAGGAGCCTTAATGCCGTAGCGAACACAGCCGTTTAAGTGGAGGTCAACAGTTACAGCGATCCCTTCATAGCCACAGGTGATATCGCGCAATTTGGAACCTAAAGCATATTTATACTCAGCGGTTGGCATTTTACTCTCTCCTTTGCTAAAAAGCTCCCGCTCAGAATCGAACTGAGAACTGATGCTTACAAGGCAGCTGTTTTACCATTAAACTAAGGGAGCTTGTTTATTTATACTATCATAAGTGCTCTGGGATGCGCTTTCAAGTATGCCTCTCTAAGCTTGTCTACAGCAACGTGTGTATATATTTGTGTGCTGCTTATTTTGGCGTGTCCGAGTAATTCCTGTACAACTCGAATGTCCACATCATGATTGATTAAATGCGTTGCAAAGCTGTGCCTTAATGCGTGTGGATGCACTGGCTTGTTGATGTTTGCCTTTTTAGCTGAATTAAGAAGCATTCGACGTATGCTGCGTACATCCAGACGACCCCCTACATAGTTCATGAATACTGGCTCAGAGCCGGATCGCTCTATCAGATAACCGTCCGGTTTCGTAAGATATTCTAGCAAATGTGACATGGCTCTGCGACTCATAAAAGCGATTCGTTCCTGGCCTCCCTTGCCCATGACTCGCATCTCATTCTTCTCAAAATCTATCTGGTCAAAGTTAAGCCCGACCAGCTCCCCAACCCGAACGCCTGATGAAAACATAACATCGATAATGGCGACATCGCGTTTGTTCAACACTCCTTCGCCCCTTGTCGCCTCAATAAGCTTATCGACCTCATCCGAGGATAAGAAGCAGGGCAAATGCCTGGGAGCCTTTGGTAAATGGAACTTCAGTGGCAAGTCGCTGTATCTGAAATATTGCTCTTTAATCAGAAAGCCGAAGAAAGTGCGCAAGGCTGAACCCTTACGGGAAATGCTTGTCTTGGATAGTGCTTGCTTATTGAGTTCGATAAGATACTGAGTTGCCAGCTTATCAAAGCCGACTTCTTGGTATTTCGGCAACCAGACTAAAAAGTCCTGTACGTCTTTCGTATAGGCTTTTAACGTATTGGTGGAGAGGTTGCGAGTGATGTCAAGATGATCCCTGAACGCCGCTGCACCTTCTTTGAAGAGCTGAGTAGACACTTATCTGCTTTCCTGCTGTTACATGGGAAGCACATCGTCTGGAGATTGCTCATCCAATCCCCTCCGCCGGATGCGCGAGGAATGATGTGATCGCAAGTCATAAGGACTTCGTTACCGTCAGGAGCTTGTGCATATAAATTAATGTGTCTATCACCGCCTGTGTCTTCAACGACGGAGAAATAACGACCTTCAAGGCCGCACTCTACGCAATTAGTCCCTTTTTCGAGGAACACTTCCAGGCGATATAATCTTCGATATTCTATGAATTTATTTCTAACAGCCCAATTACGGTCATTCCTGAGCATATCAAGTCCGAGCTGTAAGTCAATCCGATCAATCAACTTTTTAGGATGAACTCTCTGTTTATTGCTTCTCGGCATTCTTGGGAATACAGCTTTAAGCGCCTTCCCATAAGCTTGCATGGGGGTTTGACCATACGTGCTGAACATTAAGTTATTCTTAACATTCAGAAACGTCATGCGATATTGATCCTTCACTTGAAGGGAATAAGTATCAAACCAACCAATCGAGGTTAGCTTGTCCTTCATGTCGTCTATTTGTGCATCTACAGGCTTCATGCGGCTTTATTGTACCATTCTGGAGGGATTGCGACAACGTGTTTCATCTCTTTGAGATTGCCGAGATTAGGGCCACATTCTACATCAGCCAGGATAGGAATCGGAAGCTTCAATCCAAACATCTCTTCTGCTGGGTTGGACTCCATGTAGAATTTAACAGCCGACATCGCCACTTCCAGATAATCATTGCGAACAGCAATAACAAGCGCGTCATGGATGAACATAATCGGCTTCATGGGAATCTCTTTGCCCCAACGCTTCATATCGCGCACCATGCGTCCTAAAGCCCAAAGTCCCCAATCCGAAGCAACACCCTGAATCGGAGCATTGATAGCCTGACGTTCTGCCATTGAGTAAGCGGAGAACTCTTTGGAGTCGATATCTGCCAAGTGACGTACACGGCCCAGCAAGCCACGAATCTGCTTGTCTCTTTTGGCTAAGCGAATACACTCATCATGCCAAGGCTCAAGGCCAGGATACAACCTGAAGAACTTGCGCCTGTACTCTTCTGCCTCTTCCAGTGTCAGCTCAAGCCCGTAATCCGTGTAAGCATATTCTCGGAAGCCCTTTGCTCGCATTCCGTAGATTAAGCCGAAGTTACAAGCTTTGGCTCTATAACGATAAAGCTTCATCTCTTTCTCAGGGAGTTTCATAAACTCTTCTAAAGAAATTCCCATAAGTGTTGAAGCAGTAACGCTATGCAAGTCTTCGCCATTGGCGTAAGCTTGTAACATACGAGGTTCATTCGCCGCTATCCCTGTGAAGCGAAGCTCAGCCTGAGATAAGTCACACTGAATCAGTGTCCAGCCTGGAGGGGCAACGAAAGTCTCCCGAAATAAAACAGCATTATCCCCGCGCTTAGGGAAGTTCTGAGCGTTTGGATCGGAAGAATTGGTTCGCAGTGTATTCGTGCCGTGAATATTGTAACTAGGATAAATCCGTCCTTCGACAATATGTTGCCAGAAACCTGTCGGCAGCTCTTCGGGCTTCTTCTCTTCTGGAATAGGAGGACTGTAAGGTGTCCCAACGTAAGTCGTCCTTAGCTTCTGTATCTGCTGGTAAGCAGTCAGCTTTTCGACGTACTTAAAACCCTTCTCTTTGTACTCAGGTCTTCGTCCATCGACCATGAAGTCCTTGAAATACGGTAAGTGTTTCTTCGTAGAACAGCTTGGTACTCGCTCCGCAGGAGGGAGCAAACGGGTTGAATCCGTCCATTGAACTGGCGTGAGGTCGAATCCTTGCTTGGTGAAAAGGATATCGCGCACAAAAGCGTCCCGACTGAATGCCAGTTCTTTTTTTTCTTCAATATGCTTGCGCTTAATGCCAGGAGGAGTATGCAGGATCAGATCACTGTAGAGTTTGGTTTCCTGCAAATTCAGGTTGTCGCCGAGTTGAGAAAGCTTCTCTGTATCGATGTCAATGCCATTTGTCTCAAGAGTTTCGGCAATTGCCACAAGCGCAGGGAGCTGAATCTTGTGGTAGACCCTAAAGTGTATCGGGTCTTTCTGAAGCTCTTTCTGGAGCGTCTTAGCGAGCCTGTAAGGGCCATCAACGTCACCGCAACCATATTTACGAATCTTATCCTTTGGGACATTCCACATATCGCTTTTATCGACTTCACGATTGAAGATATCCGCATATCCAGCAAGCTCTGGCACCCACCGTTTCACGCATTCATCCAGGTTTTTACGCTGCATGTTCTCATCGACCATTGCGGCCATCAGAATTGTGTCGTACTTCCAGCCCTGCATGTGGATGCCCAGCTTCTTGTACATGTGGAAATCGTATTTCATGTTGTGGCCGATTTTGGGAATCAGCGGATCTTCCAGAAGAATCTTCGCCTGGGCGATGAGTTTGGTTGTGTCTGCACCTAACTCTGGATAGTATCCTGGGTGAACTGGGAATATGACTGCCTTTCCAGGTTCACGACAGAATTGAATCGTGAAAGGGAATACGGTTGAGAGTGCTCGTTTGAGGCCAGTCGTCTCACTGTCGTGTGAGAGGATGTTTGGTTTGTCCTCAATCCAGTCGTCGAGGTTCGTTACCCATTGGTAGTCCAGCTCGTCGTCATCAAGAATGGGAGCATTAACGTTACAGCCTGAGTCCAGGAAACGCCGCAGGGAACGCATATCCGTTTCAAATGTGGACAGGTTCTGAGGGCTGCGTTGTACGAATCCCAGATCCAGACTGAAGAAAACTGATGGTAATCCCTCATAATTAAATGCTTGTCCTCTTACCTCGCCGTTCTTGATCGCCTTGTTGGTGATTTGTCTCGTCGGAAGAGCGCCTAAAGTCAGGATGACACGCGGTGAATATTCTCCTAATCGCCGCATGAATTCTTCACGATGCTCTTTCAGGTGCTTTGTCTGACGGGCAACTGAGCTAAATGTAATCTCGTCCATGTGTGGCGCGACATTCATAAAGGCAAAGTCATTTCCTGAAAAGCCGTACTTGGAGACGATTCTGGAGAATAGCAATAAATTCTCATTCGAGATTGCCATCTTGCGTTTTGTCAAAAGCTCCGATGGAGGACTTAACAACACCAGAATCGGTGCGTTCTTGTTCCCTCTTTCAAACATTGGTTATCCCCAGCCGTTTGCCTCTAAACTGCGTCGAGCGTCATCCTCAGCCACACTTGCTAGCTCGTCATCCACTACTGTCCCGATGTAATCAAAGTTAGGAGGCTCAAATAAGTAATTGATAAGGAATTTTATGTTCTCGCCTTCCCGCGCCTTAATGATAGAGATGGTTCTGCGTCTTCTGGATACTGGATCGTCGTTCGGAGGGTGAATCGCAATGACATTTGTGGCGATTTGTCCAACCTTGTCTGTCTCACCAATATCCTCTAGAGAAATTGATTGATCTGTAGAGCCAGCCTTTTGATTCGACTTAACACCTCTATTGAACTGGTAAGTCAGCGTAAATGGCTTCTGAGTGCGTAAAGCAACATTCTTCAGCTCTTCCAGAACTTCTGCCTTCTCTTCAGTCCTGCTCTTACGCCCTCTCTGATTAGATGTTAAGAGATATGAAGCGTCGATATACACGGCATCAGCGTTTGTGCGCTCTACGGCGTTCTCAATATCCCCGATTGTCTTGCTCGTCTCTGACATCATGAAGTAGAATGGGGCCATATCTCTATCGACCGTTGCGACGAAAGCTCTCATATCGTCCATCTGATAGTTGGAAATCAAACCGTCTTTGAAGCGGTCTGGATTGAGGCCATGCATTTTTGCCAGCATTCGAGTCACCATCTGAATGGTGCTCATTTCGAGGGTGACAAACAGAATAGAATTGCCAGCTAGCCAGTTCGCGTAGATGGATTGCAGCAATACATAGGACTTCCCCGTTGATGGACGACCTACAATCACATTCAGATCCCCAGCTTGCCAGCCACCCGTTAGCTGATCAAGGATCGGCCAGCCAGTCGGGAATCCCACTAAATCAGTGTATAAGGCTTGCCTCGCCCGTTCTAAAGCCTGAATCCCTGCTTGGGCAAATGATACAACGTCATCTAGGGACTGACCACTGGACAGTAAAGCCCGTAACTCCATTTGAAGCTGATTGAGTCGTGAATGGTCGGAAGAATTGCATGTGTCTCTTATGTTCTTTGCAATCAAATTCCCTTTACGTCGAACGTAATCTAATTTGGCTTTGTCGATGTAATAATCCGCGCTCTCAGGAAGCTCTTCTCGCAATATATAACCAGACGCTGACAAGGCAGCCCTGGAAGGAAGCACACCATAATTGAGAACGTGATCGCGCATCGAATGATAAAGGCGCTGTGACTGATCCTCATCGAACCAGCTCGTATCCAGCGCACGAAAAAGTTGAAGGTTGCTATCGAGAGCAATCCTATTTAGAAGGTCTATGCTATTAGTCAAGGTCTACATCCTGCCCCACTGACTTTAGATGTGCTAAAAAGTTTTTCCGATAGCCCTCAAGCTGTGCGATTGGCTTGCTCGATCCCACAATGAGAAAGCCGCCTCGGTCAAAGTGGTCATATACCATATTCTCGAAGCGCATCATCTGAGAACCTAGCTCGATATTTTGTTCCAGGTTTATTCCCGCTGCATATTCAAAGCGAGGAATGCCTATGATTGTCCTGCTCTCGAAGAGGTTACTCTCGAAAGCGTCCCCAGCCAATAGCTTCCTCAAAGAGACGAATCCCGCGCTGCGACATAGTAGCAAACAAGCCCTTATGAGGAGAGCGCATACTTCTGACCCCTTCTGATTCGTCGAATACAGATTTAGGATCTTCTTTTGGCTGGTTAGTCTCGCCCAATTTTCATACTCCCACACTATCTCATTTAGCTGAAATCCACGATTTCCGTAGTCTTTCAGTGACAATCTCTTGTCATGAAACGACTGTGGAACACCATTCTTGCGAAGGTGATCGAAAAATTCCGCGTCGGAAATTCGCTCTTGCATTTACTCACTCTCACTAAACCGCTTGAAACCAGGAGTCAATTCTTCCGCAAAAAACTCTTTGAGATCTTTTATGCCTTCCTGATCACCACTGGCCTCCAGTATAGCACACTCTTTATCGAATTTTAGCAAGTCCATTCTACGGTCGTAATAGCTACCGTTGTCAAAGGTCATGGAGCTGTACACGAAACTCAAGTCACCCTTCTTGGCTTTAAATTCCTTCATAAAGACTTCCTGAAAGAGTTCTTCGGTGTAATATGCATAGTCAGGGATGTATTTCTCTATCCATGAAAGTGCACACGATTGCATTTCACTCACAGACATTCCATTCCAGTCTGTCTTAACTTGTGAAACTGGCTCTATAATAGAAAACGCTTTCTGTGGCATCTCAGAGGCTCGTAAAGAGGCTAAACGTTTTTCCTCCTTGTCAGATTCCTGCTTCAGTAAATAAATCGAATTACGGGCTTGCTGAAGCTCTTTCTGAATGGATCTGCGTTGCATCTCCAATCGCTCTTTCTCTTCCTCTAGATTTTTCAATCCTTGATGATAATCGGCTCGTGCTTTATCGTAATCGCAGTCCGATTGCATTTTCTTCGTTGTGAGTTCCTGAACAGCCGCTTCGCCCATCCCTTTGGCACGGAGTCTGTCCGCGAACAAGTCAGCCGAGCTGAGCCTTGAGTTGAGATCCTTCTGGAAGGCACTCAGGAAATTCTTTTTGAACGTGAGGATGAATCCGAGATCGGGGAACTCAGGGTATTGGATTTCGGGCTGTCCCTTCTGTTCACGCCCACGATTGATGTACTCGAAGTGCTGAACTTTGATTGTGTCCCACTTGGATACAGCGAATTCCAGGAAGTCGAGGAAGTCACCTTGTGGGAACTCAGTATTCTGGATGGCTCGCTTCAGTTGACCCATAACCTTTTTGGCTGGGTAAGCGTAGATACGGTTAGGATATTGCTCTCTAGCCAGGAGAGAAAAGAACTCTACTGCTTTTGGAGAGCTGACACGCATGGTCTGACCGTCTTCAATATAAGCAGAAGTGCGGCTAAGGATACGCTCACGACGCTCAATCGATGTCTCTGACTGCTTTGTTGCCTTTCTGCCTTTGCGGGGGAAGGGTAGGGTTGGGGGAGTATCTCCGTAAGGATAAACCTCTTTTTTACTTGTAGAAATAAACAAAGATCCCACTTCGTTAGAAGGGGGTAGCTCGCTATTGTTATTTATTAGTGTTTTTACTAAGTGTTCTTTATTAGTGTTATGGGTTATCACATTGATAACTGTTTGGTTATCACTTTGATAACCTTTTGGTTGTATATTTGATAACCCTTTAGTTATCACTTTTAGGGTCGAGAGGTTATCACTGAAGTCATAATCATCAGCCTCTTCAGTGAAGTCCATAGGCACGATATTGTTCATTTTCAGACCTCCACTTGTCTCTTTAACCCATTGATTCATTGCATCAAAATCGAGCATGTAAACGGTGCCAAAACTGACAGAATCCTTTCGGATGACTTTGCCGTGCTTTTCTCGTTTGATGAGTCCTTTCTGAAGGAGCTGCTTGATTGTCCTGCTCAGATTAGTTTTCCACTTGATATCGCAGCCTTCATCGACATTGAACACGCCGTTCAAGAAATGGCTCTGTGGGATCACCTCAAAGACTTTGAAGAACCCGATGGTTCGGTTGAAGATATACTTCATAACCGTCTCCTGCGAGGGAGTCAGTTTTGTGTATACCCATCGTTCTAAAGATGCTCTGAGGGCATTCTGGCACTTGAACTTGCCGTCTTTTGCCTTTAAAGCTACCTCCTCGAAGCCAGAGACAAACTTGCCACTCATCTTCGGGATCGAAAAATTGCCCTTCCCTAAGTAAGAAATCCCCATACCAACGTATTCCGTGGTATAATCGGAATTACATTTTATTCCTTTCTTATAGTTTATATTCCGCTCACCTACAAGGGCGGATTTTTTTTGTTCTGTTTTCATATTACCCTCATTCCCACCAAAAAAATAGACCCCAATTTTCAAGGGGGTCTATTCATTATAACTTAGATTTCCGTCAATTTTGGGATTTTCCCTTGAAGCCGTAAAGCGTCTAGGTGAGCCACTTCTGCCCTCTTCGCATCCTCATAATCAGTGAAGAAAAGGAGCTTGTCATTCTCATCCGTCAGGAATGTCTCCAGGTGGATGAAGTAGACATAAAACTTCTGCTGTTCTTCAGACCAGACGATATCAGAAGTGCGCTTGATTTTGGCTTTCCCAAGCTGCTTGAAGTCGAGGAGATTCGGACGCTCTAAGCCAGAGATTGCGCCGCCCTGGTGGACGGTAATCACTTGCTTGACCATTACGCTGTCTCAGCTTCTACTTCAGCCTCTTTCTTGCCACCGCCTTCGTAGTACTCATCAGTCAAGGTGCGATTCTTAACTGAACCAAGAGACATGAGGTTTTCCAGTCCTTTGGTAGCGTTCAGACAGGCATCGCCTTTGAATCCTTCAGGCGTGAACTGAGGACGACCCGCACGGTCGATTTTGACTTTAATCTTAGGCATAGAGCCTCCTTCAGGTTAAGCCGCTTCTACTTCAAACTCGAACTCGATATCACCGTTCGCATCGACGGTAATCTCACTGGTTTCGCATCCGTTGCGTAAAGCATAGTTGATAATGGCGTATTTGCTATAGCCAGTCATCAATTTGCCCAGGCTGAAAACGTTCTGGTACTCGTCATTGTCAGCAGGACGTGCAGTGCTCAACTGAGATGCTATAGAGCCATTCCAGAAGTCTGTAATCAGGTTGTAGTGACTCAGTTTGTCTGGGTTTTTTTCAAGATCTTCGAGCTTAATGGCTTCGTTTTTCTCGTCCATTGGCTGAACACCGATATCATATTTCGCGTTAGGCAATGCGATAGTGAATGAGCAAGCTTTGGCATAAGCGCGGGTTTGATCGCTGCTGAAAAGACGTGGGCCTTTTTTTGCGATCATGTAAATGTTCGTGCCGCCTTCGCGAAGCTCTTCTAATGCAGCTTCCAAAGCGTCGATATCTCTGATTGGAACATCACTAATTAATGAAACGTGACTCACTCGATCTCTCCTTTGAGGTTGTTTTTATAGGGTTATATTTCTTTTACGCTTGCGTTCAAGAATTTCAACGGGTTTCCCTTCAACGGTGATTACTTTAACGCCAGTTTCTGCAATATCGTACTTTGCTTTTTCGATAATGTCCACCGAAAGGAAATCACTATTGATCGTATCATCAATCTGTCCAAAAAACTGAGGAGCGATGAGTTTCTGTTCCTTGACAAAGTTAGGACTGAGAATATCAAAATAACCGATTGCGAGATAGGGAAGCCCGTAGTCTCCCTTGAAGCTTATCTTGTGACGAGGGCCAGTCGAGCGTGTTCGGATCATCACATAAGACTGATGGGACATCCCACCGAACGTCTTGTTGTCAATCCTGTATTGAAGCCTGAGTATTACGCCATCTGGCACCACATAGGATTCTTCAGTCCAGCCTAAAAGCTGGTTGTTGACTCGTGGGTTGCGATTAGCAGATGAAATGAAATCCATCGGCTGAGAATCGATGAGTCTAACAGTGCTTCCATCGTCGCTCTTATGCTTCATCTTTGCGATTGTACGAAGCCTTGCCCATGTTTGCTGGAGCTGGTTTCGCTCAGTCCAGTTCAAGGGGCAGCTGGGATGGTTCACATAATAGTCAGAAGCAAATAGAGTCACTGTTTGCAGAGACTCTGTTCCAGCCACTAGCATTAGGAGCGTTGTGGTAATCACTTAGTAGGCTCCTTGGCCTTTCTGCGTCGAGAAGCAGCTAAAGTAGCGATATTCCCTGGTGTCGCTTCCAGTTCTTCTTCGTCTTCGACTGCTTCTTCCGGCTCCATCTCGAAGATGCTTGCAGGACGGGCGACGCGATTTGCCCATTCATGCATTCTCACAAACTGCTCTGGATAAGCAGCTGACAGAGGACGCATTTTGTTGACCTGGATGGCAATAGACTCGCCAGTAATTTGTTTCTTGCCGTTGATGAAAGAATCCTTTACGGCCTCTTTGACAGCAGCTTCAATTTCAGCTGGGACATAACCGCGAGTCGCAGAAACAGCCGCATCCATGTGACTTACACGATCTGGATCTTGATGGCGTTTGGCAAGATGAATCCGCAGAATCGCAAGCCGTTCGCTGGGTGTCGGTAAGCCGACATAGAAATTCTCATCCAAACGTTGCTTACGGAGCAGTTCAGAGGGCAGATTATCCACGTTGTTCGCAGCAAGCGCCCAGAAGATTGGGTCTTTGTTGTCTGACATGAACGCCAGGATCATACCCAAGACACGTCTGGAAACCGTACCACCGCCAGCTTCCTCACCTGAGCCACTGAAGAACTTATCAATCTCATCAATAAAGACGATACAAGGTGCCAGGGCAACGATAATTGAAAACACAGTACGAACCATGCCTTCGGATTCGCCGACATACTTTTTGAGAATACGGGAGATATCCAGGCGCACAACAGGGATGCCTAGGATAGAGCCGATGACTCTCGCCATCTGCGTCTTCCCCGTTCCTGGAAAGCCAAATAAGCCCACGCCTTTTGGTTTATCAACACCATAAGCCAATGCTTGCTCGGAGAAACACTTGGAAACACCGTAGCAATATTCTTTGAGGTGATCCATACCACCAATCTGACTGGCATCAATCGGATCAAGGAGTTCTAAAATCTGTGTACGCTTGATGATTTCAGTCTTACGTTTCAGGACGCGAGAAGCAACGGTATCTTCATTGAGAGGTTCAGAGCCAATCAACATCTGCTTCAAAGAGACAGATAGAGCGCTGCGCAGCTCGAAACCCGTCATCGCCGCTGATGCTTTTACAATCGGAGCTGTGGTGTTGAGGTAGTTAATCTTGAAATCACTCAAAACTGACTTGATGATACTGTCGCGCTCGGTTGGCCCTGGAGGATCATAGTCTAGGAAGACAATAAAATCAGCAAGCTCAGGTGGAATTGCAACACTATGAGGAATGACAAGAATGACACAACTAGCGCAATACTGGAATTCCTCTGCGATATGCAGGAGTGCAGTCTTTGGGATCGAGTCATCGAAAGCTTCCTGGGGCCAAACAAAGTTGTAAACACCGACTGGAGCACCGTTGTCGAAACCCTTGGCAAGTTTCTTCTCTTCGCCCGTCAGCTTGCCCGTCATCAGCTGTAAAACTTTACTCAGACCCTTGACGTTGACTGTCTGTTTTTTGTTGGCTTCTGGCTTGTCGTTGAACGCATTGCGCTCATTGAATTCCATGTCAGTCGGAGATTCTATCACCAGACCGTTCAACATATCCCATTGGCCGTAGCTCAAGCGCTCTCTGTCGTTGGCTTTAGCCTTCTTCTTGTTTGCACCCACTGTGTATTGGCGAATCGCAGTCGAAGCTTCGTAAGGCTCACGAGTCCGAGTCACGATTAAGCCTGTCCCTGCTTCACGCAGAATAGACAGCTCATTGATAAACGCATCTGAGACTGACATTAAACCTCCCGCTTAATAAGCTCCTGAAACTTCATATCCATTTTTAGCACTTTGTCAGGCTGTCCTTTGCGGCAGAGTTTAACATACACCGAGTCGGCTTCAGCAGCCATCATTAATGCTTTTTTATTCTTACGGATGAATGCTTTTAAACGCTTCTTGTCCTGCGGCTTAGCCCCTGTTTTCTTTTTAATGGGCTTGGAAGGAGTCTCAGGTTCCAAATTCTGTATATTTTCGAGCAAAGATTTATTCTTGTCGAATACCATCCAGCATACCTATCGCTTTTTAAACTGTCAATGCAAACGTGTGCACTTTGCAAAAAAGTGGAGCCATTACAGCTCCACCTTCAATTATAGCTTTGATTTCCGTAAATTCGATTATTCTTGTGCTTTGAAAGCAAAGTCTCTGATGACCACTTCAACATTACCAGCAGGAGCTTTCGCATCTTTGAGCCAGAGGTTCAAGTGGAAAGGCATTGCTGCTTGGCTGAGTTGGTTTACAGAGAACCCTTCTTCCCTGTGGCTCCAGTGAGAGCCAGTGTTAGCATCCCATACGCTCCATTCCATCGTGTCGTTGGTGCGTTCGATAGAGAAGCCGAGAGGATTCATTTTAGTGAGATCGAAGGTGTCATTGAAGTCAGCTCCACGCCACATTTGGCTGCCGCGACCTTTAGGCATCACTGGCATCCAGTTTGAGAACTGAATGAAGTTCTGGTTGTTGATAGGCAAGCATTTCGCGTCAAGTTGAGGCTGAGCGCCCCAATAGCTGAACTCAATATCGAACTCGTGTGTGCCGTCAGGGCCGAGGTCGGCAGTTGGATAGCCGAAGATGCCGAGTACAGCGTTGTTGTCCAGGTTGGTGATAGGAACTTGTTTTCCACCGACAAGAACAGACTCAATCACGCCAGAGTACTTACCGAATCCCAAGCGATTCACAGTAACAACTTCAGGGCAAACCCAGCGTCCACCCGCATCTTTAGAGATAAGCAAGTGTAAACGCCCTTGAGGATCAACCGTTGCGCCTTGACCACTGAAGTAGTTCGGGCCTGGGCCGTAGGGAACGGGCTTCGCAGGATCGTAATCCGAGCGGATAGTCCAAGTTAATCCGCCGAAATTTAAAAGAGCCATTTTCTAACCCACTTTCTAGAGCACTTCCAAGGGAAGATACTCATATAACCCACTTAAGCTTCTTAACCAGATTGAGAAACGCATAAACTCCTTCTTTCGAGCTTCTGTGTCCCAGAGAAAGACGATACAACCAGCCGATCCAGGGTATATGTTTTCTGGATGGCATCCGCAGGAATTGCGGATCTGTCCGTTCTCTTTTCCGATTATGAGGTTTGTATCATTACTTGGGGAGTTGTAGATGTGCCAGAATTCACCGATGCCGCCTCCGGTTGGGAAGGTGCCATAGTTGAGGGGGTTGCGGAGGTCGATGCGGAGGGTGTATTTGCACTCTTGTGAATATGGTATAGGTGACTTTCCAGTTTGCCAGCTAGTGTCAAGATATCCTCTCTGCCCTGACCTGACAGGTAGTTGATTAAAAGGTTTATGCCCTGTTCTACTATCAACGATACTAAACTTCCCATCGAGCTGTCCTTTCGTTCTATCGAAGTATGCTTTGTAAGGGTTTTCCATTAGCGTCTAGCCTTTTCATCTCTGCGCATAGCGCTGATTGAAATCTTTACGTCCGTGATTTTGTCATTGAGCTTATCCAGCTTCTCTTCCAATCGAAGGAAGGTAGGGACAATCTCGGATCTACTCATATATGTCTGAGCAGACTCCTGTTTGAGTGCGGCACTCATGGCGTTGAGATCAGATTGTGTGGCGAAGACTTTGGCTACAATGAGTTGCCACCCTAAATAAGCAACCATCATCCCGGCCATTGATCCCATTGCCATCTTTTGAGGCATCATTAGTCATCCTTAATAGGCAATTTAAAAAGCCAAGTTGTTATTATTATAATAGCAAACTTAGCTTTTTACTGCTCTATATTACCCAACTGGCTAATAGACTTTTAGCAGTCAGTAGTCTCTCCAACGTCACGAGCGTTTTTCAGGCAAAGGTAGGCGAATCCCATGAGGCCCAGCTCTTTAACTTTTGCTTCGTCGTAAGGGAATGTGAATACAGGATTAGAGACGCTATTCGGACTAGGATCTGTAGGCAGTGCTTCCCTTGCGAGTTTGTGCTCTTTCTGAGCGTTTGCTAAAGCCGCAAGAGCTTCATGCTGTTTCGCTTGAGCAGCAATGACTTGATCAATATCCTTTTGGATCTCATCTTTGCTTTTGCCTTCGGTGTCGTTGGCAATCTGAGTGATGGTATCCAGTTTAGTAGATGCCTCGTGATAAGCATTCTCAGCGTTCTGTGAGGCATTTCCTGCTTTATGAGCATGGAAGTGCATCTCAGCAAGTTTCTTTTGTTTTTGACGTGCTTCAGCCGCAGCCAGAACCGAAACATGGACGTTCATAGTCTTGGTGTCTGGAAGGTATTGAACATTAGTGATATAGGCATAGGCATCATCAAATGTCACGCCTAATCCCTGATGGATAAATTTAGTCTTTAAAGCCATTGCGCCCTCGTTTAGGTCTTAATGATATAGTTCAAAATCATGTATGGAGGCATGTTGTTGTGCGAACCGCCGCCGCCATCTGTCGTACCAGAGATGGTTGTCGCCCCTGTACCGCTTCCGTTTGAAGCAGTGTGACCCGATGTGCCGCCTTGATAAGTAAATGTCACAGGAGGTACTTCAGCTTGAGTCAGGGTATGTTTTTCCTCACCACCACTCGCTGCGAATATTGTACCATTTGTAACGATACGATTGGCTGCTGTGCCACCCATATCATCACGGCCAAATGGAGTACGACCTCTTAAATCGGGAACGTTGAAAGTCGTTGAGCCATCGCCTGAGCCGAAGTTAGTCCCAATATTGGTGAACAACGCAGCGTATGTTGTACGCGAGACAGCTTGACCATAGCAGAGCAACCAGCCGACAGGAGCAGAGTTTCCACACCAGGGAACAGGAACACCCGCTGGGAATGTGTTTGAGTTAGCTGTGACGTAGCTTTGCAGGAATGAATAACGAACCAAATCATTCGCATTGGAAGGATCGGAGCCGCCACGAGGTGACGTGATGAAAGTCTTCAAATCCTGAATAGACTGAGCACCAGATACTTTTACGTTTTGCGAAAGAATGAAGTAGCCAAGAGTCGCACGATAAGTAATCGTGATCTCTGTACCCGCTGGAATATCGCCTGTCTGAAGGGTCGTACCATCGGAGCGATTGATATTTTTTACACCAAGCGCGTTGATATTGACTGTACTCGCGCCTGTGTTAGCATTAGTGGTGAAGAATCGTACTTGCATCCCGTCAAAATAATTTGTAGGACTTTGACGTGGAGATGGAGCAGACAGAACGTAAGCGTTTGCGCCTGAACCTGAATCCAGCAAATAGGTTCCACAAATGGAATAATTTGCCATCGACTTTGCTATCTGAAAAAGATCCGCACCTGATAAAGTGATCCCTGCTGATGTGATGATGTTCTCAAGCTCGGAGATGAAATTATTGAACTCAGCCGCTGTCAAGTTGCCATCTGCTGATGTCGGATTGCTGTCTACCTTAGTGTTGTAATTAAGCATTATGCCCCCTGATCAAAAACGAAGAAAATTTCCACGTTCGCTGGCTTCATTCGATTGAAGAGACAGCGTAAAAGTCTGTTGTCTGGTCTGATGAACTTAATTGGAAATGCGTATTGAAACCCTACGTTCGCGTCCTCAGCTGGCATGTGGATGATGATGCTGAATTTCGCGTCTTTCCCACTTGGAAAGAGATAAATTGGAAACGCCGCCGGAAATAACCCATGAGTGGAGCACGGCTCTACTTTAATAGTATAACCTAGTTTTGCGGCCAGATTGACCATTCCATCCAGTGAGTTGTCGTGTAAATCGTTCAGCATCATAAGCAAATGCGTTCTGCGCTGATCGTTGGTGAATTCGTAGTCGTTAAAACAGGTCGATGGGATACCTAATGCCTTTTCCCATTCGTTTAATAGCGCCTGGGTTTTAGAGAGATCATACTCAGTTGCCGTGTCTTCGAGAATGGTCTGATAGCGTTGAAGCTCAGAAGCAAGCGCCCTGAGCATCTTTCTCAGGTTAGTTCCATCAATCCATTTCGCCTCATAAAGCTCACCCTGTGGAAGGTAATGAGCTAGGCTGTCGGCTTGATCGTCTTTGGTTCTGGTTTTAAATAACATTGAAACCTACACGAAATTCACGTTGCCCAGAACGGCTAATGAGCCAAGGGGAACGGTAATGTTGCTGATCGGTGTTGTTACGCTAAAGGTTTTTACAAAATCCCCATTTGTTAAATCGACGGTCTGCCAAATAGCAGATGTCCATAGAGCTGCGGGAACGTCCACGCCCTCGTCCACGGACTCAGCAAAGGCCACTGAGAGGCTATCTTTGATAGCTTGCTGCATCGTGATTGTATTCGGATTCAAACCCGCAATCGTGAAGTTGACAACGACT